GACGGATGGCCGCTCTTGAAAAAGAGAATGCCAGTCTTAAACAAGACGGTGTTAAACGTGAGGCGGAGGCCTATTTTTCACGTCTGCGGGATGAGGGAAAGATTACACCGGCGTATTTTGAAAAAGCGGTCGCCCTCGATGTCAAAATGACGGAAGCGGACAGAAAAGATTTCAGAGCACTTTTTGCAAACAGCGAACCGATTGTCGATTTGTCCGGTGAGCATACGGCGACAAAAGAAAAGAGCGGTGCCGCTTTTGCGTGTAACGCCGATGTTACGGCAAAGATAAAAGCCTTTCAAAAAGAGAAAGGCTTTGCGTCCTTTACCGAAGCGGCCGAAGCATTGTACTCGGCAAATCCTGAAATGTTCAGTGAGGAAAGCTAAGTGAAGTCCGCTAAAAAGGCGCGGACTTCACTTAGCGTCGAGTTTTGCGCAAGGCGCAAAACATCGCAGTATTGACGTGCACTTTCTCGTTTGCTCGAAAGTGCCGAAATTGAGCAACCTTCAACTTTTGATAAAGTCTTCAGGTTGTCAATTTATAGGAGGAATAAAAGATGATAAACAGACGACCGTATGTTGCGCAAAGCGCAATCGCTCCCGGCAGCGCAGTAATACAGGGAACGGCAGATAACGCGGTAACCGCTCCAGCTGACGAAAAGGCAGATGTACTCGGTGTCTATCCGTTTGAAGCCAATGAAGCCGCCGCGGCGCAAGATCGCATCGGCATAGCACTCGGCGGAGTAGTGAAAGTTGTTGCAGGCGGAACTGCGAGTGCCGGAAAAAAAGCGGTGCTTTCAAAAACAAAACTCGGTGCCTTTGAAGATGTTCCTGCAACCGCGGGTACCTACAAAACGTGCGGGATATTCCTTGAGTCCGGAGCTGCTGGGGAATATATCGATATGTACATTGAACGCGGTGTTATAACCGTCGCATAGTCGGAAAAACGTATTTTAAGGAGGTTTCTTAATGCCCAGAGAACAAGGATATGTCAGTCCCCTGCTTTCCAATTTGGCAGTTGATTATTCAGCTAAGGTGCGGGAAGGAATGGTCGGCCCGCTGTTATTTCCGCGCGTTGAAGTCGGAAAGCCGTCAGGTAAGTACGCCGTATTCAACGAGGAAAATGTCTATAAAGTACCCGATGTAACACTTGCAGGGGAACGCTCTCAAGCAAATGAATTTGCAACAAGCGGTACTATGCAAAACTATGCAACCACCCCGTACGGCCTTAAAGCGTTTATCGACAAAGCGGATTTGGAATTTCAAGACGGTCCGTTCAAATTGTGGGAGCGGCGTAAAACCGAACTTTTGATAACAAAGCTTGAGCTTGCGCAAGAAAATCGCATTGCCGATTTAGTTACCAATTTGGATGGCCGCAATACAAAGCTTTCGGGGAAAGGAACGAAAGCGGAACACAAATGGTCTGGTGCCTCCGATACGGCAGGAGGCAATCCCGTTGAAGCGATCAACGCGGCGATAAAAGAATGTTTTTTCCGTCCGAATACGATGGTGCTCAGCGAGGCTGTCTATGACGCTCTTGAATACCATCCGGTACTTTTAAAGTATCTCGGTGAAGCAAACTTGATAAAAAAAGTTGACGAGGCGAACCTTGCGAAGCTATTCAGAATTAACAAGGTCATCATCGCAAAAGGCAGAGCTGATTTTGGCAAGCGAAGTGAAGATAAAAAGGTTACCCCTGAAAGTATCTGGGGTGATTCAGTCGTTCTTTGTTACACCGACTCTCAATGGGATCAGCCGTGCGCGGGCAAAACCGTCGCAGTAAAATACCGCGAAGCCGATAACTCAGGCTATGTCGTGCGTACATGGGAGGAAAAGGACGGCGGTATTCTCGGCGGAGAATATGTGCAGGTTGCCCATGACGTTTCAGAATTAATTGTCTGCAAAAATCTGATTTATACCATCAAGGAAGTTCTTTAAAGGATTTTCAAAATAACAGGAGGTTTTGTTATGAAAAGATTTTTTGTTTTGATGTTAAGCCTTTTATGCATCGGCTTAACGGCCGGCTTTGCTGAGCCGTGTAGCAGAAAGGAGGGATGTATGGCGTATTGTACCATCGAAGATATGCAGACTACCTACGGCAATGAGCGTATTGCTGCGTGGAGCGCAGTCGATGCAGAACGTGCAGAAAAGGCAATAGCCGATGCAAGTGCGGAAATTGACGGATACCTTTTATCCGGCGGTTACACTGTACCGCTTGCCGGTACCCCAGCGACGATAAAAAAATACTGCGTTGATATCGCCTGCGCCTCTTTAATTATCAGTACCGGTATGCTTGAAAACGATCCCGGCGGAAAAGCGGTTGTTGAACAGGCAGATATTGCCAGACGGTATTTAGATAAGGTTGCACAAGGAAAATACAAAATACCCGGCTACGATGAAAACAGCAGTAAGCCCCCTTCAGGAAACATACAAGCGGTATCGATGGCTCGTATGGACTGGAAAGGATATTAACATGAGCAAGGCGGTAATAGAAGTCCGGTTTGATGATGATGCGGAATACCGGAACATCATCGATGCATTACACCGCGCTTCACACTGCGACCTGAAACAGATAGCGCACGCTGCAGGGCTTGCGCTTGAAGCGGTAACGGCAGAAGCGTTTAAAAAACAAGAAGACCCGGTAACCCAAGATAAGTGGGAAGCGTTGCGCAAAGCACGCGGCCCGCTTGCTGCAAAACCCGGCTCTAAAACGCCTATCCTCAATGATAGAGGAACGTTAAAAAAATCAATTACGTTTCATGCTTTTGATGACGGCTCTGTCATTATCGGCTCAAACCTTGTGTATGCCGGTATACATCAAACGGGCGGAAAAACAAAAGCACATACGATAAAGCGGGGTAATGCAGTCATACAGCATCCCGGCTCGAAAATTCCACCCCGTCCGTTTCTTGGAGTTCCGAAAGATTTTCAAGAAAGTTTTTTCTCCGACCCTGCCATTAAAAAGCTACTCGGTATTGCAATAGGAGCGGAATAAACGATGGACGGGATGATAAAGGCAGCAAAAGATTTACTTGACATGTGCATCAGCACCGAGATTCCTGATGCAACCGTGGTAAGGAATCGGGCAGATGAGTCAAAGCAAGTAATGACGCGCAAATGGCCGCTTGTTTCGCTCATTACGCAAGCAGGCAGACTTGATGACCGCACGGCACGTCTTGCCCGTTATCGGGAGGATGTAACGGGGGAACTGAAACAGCGGAGGATTCGGGGAACACGGATTATCCCGATTTTAATCGGAGTGTGGGCAAAGGGAGAAAATGAGGTTGATGAGGTATTCAGTAAAATCGTACCGCGCATTCCGCGCAGGTGGAATTATGACAATTTTGTAGGGCGTATCCTCATTAACAGTGAAGAGCATTCGGATTTTGCTGATAACGTGTCAAACCTGTATTGCTCAATTTTGGAAGTAGAGTTCCAAGTTGAGGTTGCAGGGGACGCGGAAATCGTGCCGACATTCGTGCAAGTTTCCGAAATCCCCGATATGCAAAATCCCTAAATGGTAGACGAGGAGAAGATATGGATAAGAACATAAAAAAAGAATCGGCAACATTTCTTGCCGTTGAAGAACATGCTGCAAATTTGCAGATTTCCGCTCCGGTTTTTCAAGCGGTGATGCAGGCGCAAAACTGGGCAGCAGGAAAAAAGGTTGAAAAAACTGAGTTTGAAAAGGCTGTAAACGCCTTTTTAAATGCTCCAATAGGAGGATAAAAAAATGGCTTTACCGAATATTAACACGACCATTAAAGACGGCGCGATGGGAGTTGCCGGAGCGGATGCTACCGGTATTTTTGCAGCGGTCGGTGTTGCAGCACTTCCTTCAAACGGCATCATTACCTTTACGGATAAGGAAGATGTAGACGGAAAAATAGGAGATGGCCCCTTACGCGATCTTATCGTCAGTGCCTTATCGATTGCAAAAACAACGGTGTACGCAATCGCTGTTGAAGGAAGTACTGCAGGTACTGTTTCAAGCGTTACCGCAGTAAGCGGTAATCAAGGGGACGGAAAGATTACCGTAACGGGAAAGCCGCGCAATGAATACAGCATCTGCGTTGCTATTGTCTCAAGCGGAAAGCTCAATGAAGGAACATTCCGTGTAACAATCGACGGTCTTACCGGAAAGACTATCACCATTCCTGACGGGGAAGGCAAATACGAAATACCGGGTACCGGTCTTACGCTGCAATTTAGTCATGCGGATAAAGGCTTTGAAACAGGGGATGGATTTACGTTTACGACGACTGCTCCGCAAGCGACAAACGGCGAAATACTTGCTGCAATCAATACCATTCTTGATGCAAAAAAAGCCATCGAATGGATTGCCGTTGCAGGTGTCTCCAATGCAGCACTTTGGGCTGCCCTTGCTACTCAGGCAAAGGGCGCTGAAAGCGTATATCAGTATCTCTTTTTTATTGCGCAAGCCCGCTATAAAAAAGAAGGTGAGACAGTAGACGAATATGTCAACGCGCTTACTGGAGTGGAGCGCGGGGTAACATCCTCAACTCGCTTGCAGGTTGTTGCAGGCTGGATCGAAGAGGCGGACTCAAACGGACAGGTTGATACACGCGGAGCTATCGGTGTGTACTGCGGAATGCTTGCAGGACGCAAAGTCCACGAGGGGCCGGATGCCGTCAAATTCGGCAGTATAACCGCTGCAACGGCGATTAAACCTGACGGAATAAATGATGGGCACATTGAAGCGCTTAAAAACGCAGGCTATGTAACGGTGAGAACCATCATCGGACTGAAAGGTATTTACATAACCTCTGGACAAATGATGAGTGAACAAGGAAGTGATTATGATTTGGTGGAACGCAGGCGCGTCATGGATAAAGCATGCCGTGAGATCAGAGTAGCGCAACTGCCGTTTTTGAACGACACGGTCAAAGTCGGTGCTGACGGTTCTCCCGAAGGTTTGGAGATGTTCATTGCACAGGGAGAAGCGCCTTTGCGGACAATGAAAACGAACGAGCAAATATCCGATGGGTATATCATCATTCCTAAGGGGCAAAATATTTTATCGACAAAGACCTTACGAACAAAAATCCGTATCGTTCCGCTCGGTAAATTATCCTATATCGAAAACGAAATCGCCTATCATAATCCAGCGTTAGCACAGTAAGAGGAGGGAAAAATGGTAAACGGATTAATTTATGATTTTGAATCAATCAAACTGATGCTGCCGACCGGATTAATATTAGGCTGTGAAAGCGTTGAGTACTCAGATGAAAAAGCAGATGAGGTTATCACTGGCACCAACAATCTACCACTCGGTGTCGGACGCGGCGAATGGAAAGGAACGTGCAAGCTGGAACTGCAGCGGTTTGAGTATGACAAGCTCAATGTTTTTTCTGCAGCCTCTGGTGGATTTTACAACATGCCGCCTATTCCGGTTGTTGCAAGTTACGGAAATCTGGGACAACCGCCTGTGACGGATACGCTTTTGGTACACTTTACCAAACGGGATTTTAAAGGCTCAAAAGGGGACACAAGCCTTAACGTCACAATCGAAGGGCCGCAAACGATGCCCATGAATAGCGATGGCATCACCGCCTTCGTTCCGTTTCTATAATACGGGGTCTTCTGAAAACAATAAAAACCGTTTTTAGAAGCACTCAACACTATTCCATTTACAAGGAGTTTTTTATGACATTGGAAAAAGCAAAGATCGAAGAATTGAAAACGAAATATCCGCAAGGGATATTTGAAGGGGCAATCGATTTTACCACAACGGAAAACACAACGGAACAAGTTGAATTTATTTACCGCAAGCCTGTCATAGCAGACATGGAGTCGTATTCAAAAGCGGCGCAAAAAAATCCGATAACAGCGAACTTAAATCTTATTCAGTCGCTGATTGTCCACCCTGAACCGGCTCCAATCATTACACAGCTTCGGGCTCATCCTGCAGCCTATAGCCCGTTCGTAGA